TTACCAAGATGTGAGGAAACAAAGAAAGTGTGTTTCAATAAGAAAGAAGCACAAACAAAAAGAAACAAGCTATCTAAACGTGGGAGGAGTGCGACATTGAGAGTGTATCAATGTGAGTATTGTAATTATTGGCATTTAACTGGAAGTGCACCAGAATGGTATGGAAAACATAGATAATAATTATAAAGCAGATATATTTACTATACGTAGGTGGGCACGTGATGTTTTCTCTTTTACTGAGGAATCACTTAATTTTATGCCAGCAGAGCCAAAAGATGAGTTAAGAGGATGTTTGATACCATTTACTGACGCAATGGGGAACAAACGTGAAGTAATGTTGTTTGATAAAGAGGGAAAGTTAGTGTTCAATGACTTGTCTTTCTATACAAAAGATATGTTTAAGAATCAAGGACGTAAAGTATTTAAAGAGGCAAGCATCATACAACCACGATTCACATGGCAACAGACGATTACACTTACAGCTTACAACAGAGCAATAGGCACATTTGGTATGGACACATTTGATATTGCGTCACGATGGATTAGTGTACGTTCGGGTCATGGTACTGGAAAGACAGGGACAGAAACAGTTATTGCGTTACATTTTTTAATCACATTCCCTGGTGCTCAAATAGGTATGACGGCAAATACAGAGCAACAAGTGGAGGATATTTTCTTAAAAGAGTTTGCTATATGGAAGAGAAAACTACCAGAGTCTATTAGAGAGGGTATAAATCAAACATCAGACCATATCAGAATAGAAGAAGATGAGGATTGGTTCTTACGTGCACAAGTAGCTAGACCAGAGAAGCCAGAAGCACTTGCAGGATTACATGCAAAGTATGTGTTGATTATTGTAGACGAAGCGAGTGGTGTGCATGATAAGGTGTTCGAAGTTATGAAAGGAGCACTTACAGGCGAGTATTACATTGTTATATATTGTTCTAACCCGACAAGGAATGAGGGTGAGTTCTTTGAAAGCCAAAAACTAGGTGCGAGATATACTGCGCTACACTTCTCATCAAGAGAAAGTCCTATTGTAAAGAAAGACTATATTGAAAAAATGGAAGATGACTATCCATCCAACAGTGATATACCATCAGAAGAGGTACTAATTCGTGTTGATGGAGAGTTTGCAGGTATGGCAGTAATGGATGATAAGGGCTGGATTCCTCTATTTGCGAATGTTCGTGTGATGTTTGAGTCTGAGAAAGGACAGATAATTAACGGTGGTATACTTGCTTTAGACCCAGCGGGCTCAGGAAAAGACCATTCAGTAGCAGGAATAAGAGACAATATCTACTTAAAAGAGGTACTAAATGAAGCAACAAGCGAACCAAAAGACCTTGCAAGGAAGATGGAAACGCTTAGAGACGCTTACAATTGCTCATCAAATGATATTGGGATAGAAGCATTTGGTGTGGGTTCTCAAGTAGTAGGAGAGATACGGGTTAAGTTTGGTGAAAGTGTTAACGCACTATTAACAGACAAACCACGTGAAGAAACAAAAGACTTGTATGTGTCATATAAAATGGAGTTGGCGTGGAAATTCAGAGAATGGTGTGCAAGAGGTGGAATCATAGTAACCAACAATTCAAGAGCTTGGTTGAAAGAACTTGAGAAGATTAAATACAAACGAGCATTAAGTGGGCAAATGAGATTGATGGATAAACCAACGTTCAAAAAGGAGTATAGATTTAGTCCTGATAGATTTGACATGGCTATTCATACGTTCTTTAGAGACGAACCAACACGCAAAGTAATACTTACAGCAGAAGAGTTGCAGATTAAAGAAGCACAAGAATTTAAGGCACGTGTACAATCCACAGTTGAGACAGACGCACACTTGTCAAGTATGTGATAACATGTATACAATATGCCAATTAAAACTAATCAAACCGCTGAAGAGGTCACTGTAGTTTCGAACCCGTACAAGGATGAAGAAGAGAAAAAAGCAGCCACCACTATGGTTGAACAAATTTCATGTGATTTAGAGAAGAGAGAGAAGCACACAGTTGTATTCAATGGAATGGAATACACTAGCTCATATTTATATAATCAACGTAAAGCAATTAACTACGCAGCGCCACGTGGGACAAGTAACGCACGTGAGATTTCATATGGTCTTGTACATGAAAAGATTATCGGGTTCTGCTCATTTTTCTTAAAAAATATATATAAACGACAAACTAACGTCTATGATGAGAGTGGGAGTATTGTACAAGGCATGGGCAAGGTTTATGATTTGGGAATAGAACATAGTTACAGACTAGAGAAAATGGTACGTAAGGTATCATTGATATATTGGGAAGCGTTTACACAAGGTATGTGCGCGGTGTTTGAGGAATGGCAAGTTAAAAACATTATAGAACGAGTAGCTAAAGACCCTAAAGGAAATATAGTCAAGCCAGAAGATATGGATTATAGTTTTGAGTTTCTAGATAACCTGACTTGGGAAGATGGAGAGATGATACAAGAGCGCAAGGCAATATCGAGGATTATGGACGGACGCACTATTATATTTGGAAACCCTGAACTGAATGATGTACAAGAAATGCCACGTATCACGATTGAGGATGTCATATCAAGAGTTGATGCAAAGAGCATGTATGAGTCTTTGAGTAGATGGGATAGTGTGCCAAAAGAAAAAACACAAATTGATGGTATGTGGGGTAACGAACAAAAAATAACATTATTTGATACAGAGCGTTTGGGAGACTCAACCAAACAAGTGATGAGACACTTTGTACTAGACAAAGAGAATAACCGATACAATTTAATACTTAATGGGGTGATGATGCTACCTAGAGACACTTCTTTCAAGCACTTCTATCCACGTAACAATTATCCAATATCAATCATATCAACTGAGCGATTGACTGGTTCTATCTATCCACGGTCAATGCCAGCAAAGACAAAGTTTAATGCAGACTTCATTGATTGGGCACTTACAAAACTTGCTGATAAGTTTGAACAAGGCATAGACCCAGCACTCTTGGTGAAAGGAAAGTACACCTTAACCAAGGATTTATTTAAAGGAGGACAACGTACTCATGGTGTGGGCAAGGATGATTATGACAAAGCAGACCCAGAGAATAAAGGAATTACAAGTAGTGAATTTGGTTTTGTTGGGTTATTGAAAGAGATAGTTGAAGGTCAGACACTTAATGCAACCACAAGTGGTGAAACAGAGAGCACCACAGCAACAGCAGTAAACGCAGCGCAAGCGAATCAGATTGAAAAACTAGGATATATACTTGATGGAATAATGAATGGATTTGCTGATATGGCAGAACGAAGAGCCGAGACAATTGAAAGTAAATACACTACTAAACAAAGTGAGACCCTTGTGGATGGAAAGAGAATACCTGTATATCAAAACTTTGTTGTATCAATGGATGGAAAAGAACAATCAGTTACATTTGATGATTCAGTTGGTAGCGAAACCTATGATGAGGATAATAAGCGTGATGAGTTGTTTGAGAAATCATTTAAAGATATGAAAAAAGGCAAGAAAACTGCGTATCATATTGTAAACCCAGACCTTATACGAAAGCGTAAGTTCACTTTTGATATAGAACTCAAACCAGAGAGACGCAAGGATACATATTTGCAGATAATTGAAATGAGAGAAGAGGCAGACTTCTTGCTCTCAACGTGGGGCAATCAGATAGATAAAGATGTGCTTTCAAAAGAGTATATCAATATCACAGGCAGACCAGACAAGTTATTTATACCTTCTGAGCTTGTTAAAGAAGAGCAACCTGTTGAGCAAGGTCAGAACGGCAATGGGGGTTTTGGACAGAAAGGCGCGGTTAAAGAAGCGGTCAAAGTTAATGCTAGTGCACGATAAATATGCCACAAGATATAAAACAACCAGTAGTAAACCTACGTAGGACAATTGAAGAGCATCTTTTAGAGCGGGAACTCATTGATGTAGAGCAGTTTTCAAATGAAATTGTTAAAGGTATTACAGAGAAAAATCCTGGTCAAGACATCTCTGAGGATGATAATCAGCTTGGCATTGTTGCGAGTGCTTATGAGAGCGCAAAGCCAGCTTTAGAACTTGTTATAAAAGCACGAATCCAACACCTTTTGTTTAAATTAGTTTCTACAGACATACCCCAAGAGGTAACTGTTACAAGAGAGTCGATATTACAACTCGTGGGTGTTCTCAGTGACTTTGAGAAACTATATGGTGAAGCAATAAATAGAAAAGCAGCAGAAGGTAATCCTATCGAAGAAGCTCCTATAGAAACAAAAGTAGCGGGTGAATCACCGCCAGAATCATTATAAAATAAACATATATTATGTCAGAAGAAAACTCATCAAAAGAAGATATAAAACAAGAAGCAACCCCAACAGATGCATTTGGAGAACCTAATGTTGAACCAGATACAGTACCGATTAAGGAAGAAAAAGAAAGTAAAGACGATAAAAGTACACCAACCGAACAAGTTGCTAGTTTGAGTAGAGAAGTGGGTGAATTGACTGCAAAGTTAGACACAGCAAACGAACTACACACAACAAAAGACGAGAACATTCGTGCAATGGCAGATAAGATTAAAGGACTCGAAGGAAAGGATGCAAACAAGGGTGGAGAAGAACAAGACGGCGATGTGCCATTCAAAGAGATTAAGACATCCAAAGACCTTACAGAAGATGAGAAAGATGAAATGACTGATGCTGAGATTAGTGCACTTGATGATAGTGCTGTGCTTAAAAACACCATCAACAAGATGGCGACTGATTTAGCAAAATCTATTTCTGAAAAAGAAGAGTCTGGTGTAGGGAAACTAGACTTAAATACTACAGTGCGTGAAAAGGCGGTAGAACTTGCGGGTGATGACAAAGAACTAGCGAACCAAATCATTGAAGCATGGAAAGCAGGGAACTTTAATACAGATGAAGCTACTAAGGAAACTGTTGCAACACAGGTAGCAATGGCAGCAGGAGCAGTACCAAACTATCAAAAGCCTGCTGAGGGAAGTATGGGAGGAGAAGCGGGTAAGGGTTCACCAGCAGGTAGTGGCAAGGGTGATGACCCATATGGTGTCAATGCTATTGTTGACCAAGCAGCAAAAGAAGTAAAGAACGAAGGATTCGACCTTTAATCAATAATCAAACTTTATCATGTTAGATGAAAATACAGACGTAAAAACACCAAGTACACCAACAGACCTTACACAAGATGGAGCACCAGAAAACCCTACACAGCAACAAGAAACTGATACACCAGAAGACGAAACAGTAGACCTTAATGCGATTGCTGATAACCTGAGTCAAAAGACACAAGAAGAAATTGAAGTTAAAAAAGACGTACCAGTATCCGAAGAACCACTACCGTTTGATATTCAAAAATTAAGACCAGAGCAATTACAGCAACTAAAGCAAATGCTTAACGCTACACCAGATAGAGTTGCACAAAAGAAACAGAATACCATTATTGAATTACGTGAAATCAATTATAAAGGAGAAAAAAGAATTGTTGTTGACTTTAAAGATTCACGGCTTGCAATAGAATATAAGGCTGAACAAGCAAAAGATATTGAAACTCATAAGATTATGGTTAAGTTTGATGGTGATGATGGGTGGACAGATGTACTTTATGATACATTCATGGGAGCAAAGCGTGTGAAAGTAGAAGTATTAAGTACACGTAAAAAGGAAAGTAGTTATAGTGAGGGTGAGATTCTACAACGAAAGACGGGTAAGTTAGTTGAAATGCGAGTTACAACGGCACTATACTTTTTCAAAGTCAAACTACCAAATGGAAAAATTATTGAGATAGAGGGTAAGTTAGCAAATGCATAGTATGAAACCAACTGATATTAAAAAAATATTTGAGCACTTTAATTTCGCACCGAAAGTGTCTAATACGGCTCTCAAACAATATTGTGAAAGGATGAAATTTGACGGTGTACTTACAGCAGGTCAATATGAAGACCATCTGTTTCAATACCAACATGACCAACGCTTGAAGGTTGTAGTACCATTGATTCTAAAAGCATTACAGGGATATGAAGTAGTAGAAGATTATATCTCTGAAAAAAAACGTTCTGCTCTTAAAAAAACTAATGATTCTCTTGAGTGGGAGATAGCAACAATATGTGAGGAAAATGGTGTCGTGTACCGAGAGATTGATACCGTTACCGAATCATTAGCTCAATTACTATCACAAATAGTAACAAACGCAGGCAATAGAATGAATAATGTAGCTGCAACAGTTCTTGCAGAAGTAGCCAAAGATAAGTTTGGTGAAGACCTTAAACTATCTGCATTAAGTGCCTTTTACAAAGAACGTAAAAATGGTAAAATATAAAAACACGGAGAGCAACTTTGTGTGAATACGAAACCCCTTTAAAGGGGTTTTGGTTTATCCACAAGTTAACTTGTTGTTAACGCTTGTGTTTGTGTGTATACTGTGCGTACAACTTTGAAGTAGACAATCTTCTAAAAATTGTACTCCTAACTGGAAGGGTTGTGCCTTCTAAACAACACAAGGAGTAGCGAAAAGCGCTACTTGTTGTGAGTATTAAAGCGC